CGGGAGCTGGAGCTGGAGCGGGAGCAGGAGCTGGAGCGGGAGCTGGAGCGGGAGCAGGAGCAGGAGCGGGAGTAATTAAAAAACTGGACATTTTCAGGAAGGTGATACTCATGGATGAAAAATCATTTGCTCAAGGTTTCAAAGAAGGAATTGATTGGGCAATAGAGAATCGGGCAAAAAGAAAATCAGGAGGTTTTGATGGATGAGACAGAAGAAATCAAGCAAATATTATGCCTATGTTGCAGTCGAAAGACTGAATCAGTAGGATTCTATCGGATCCCTCACAAAAGCTTAGAGCGGGTTGGATTGAATTGGATTAAAAATCCAAAATTATTAAATTCCTTTATAGAAGAATCAATATCCCAACAACAAAAACAGTGACGTATGTGATAGGCAGAGCTTGGGCGAAACTGAGAACGGCAACGGCCAGGAGCAAACCTGGGTTAATCCAGACCGGATACATGGAGTAGAAGGCAATGAATCCACCCATGCGGATCATTGGGGGATGGGGAGCGATCCCTGTCCTTTTTATTTTCAAATCGAAAGATTAAAATATCAAAGTACCATTTATCAATTAAGAATTAATGAGGACATACAGAATGGAATTTCAAGAAGGGGATGAGCACGATATCGATATCGTTGCAATGGGAGCAAAAGGGGATGGCATTGCCAAGATTGAGGGATTTACAGTATTCGTCCCAGACACAAAGATGGGGGATAGGCTCCGTATCAAGATCACCAAAGTCATGGATCGCTTCGGATTCGGTGAGGTTATTTAACTGTGCATGAGCCTGTGGGCACGCCAGGACAGACTCTGACTAAGTCCCGTTAGATTAGGGATATGGGAATGCAGGTTCAATCCCTGCCATGCGCTTTTGTGCTCGATGTTTGATTTTGATTAATCAGAAGGTACCACTTCTGTCATTGAGAGCATCGAGCACTTCCAATCCAAAACTTTATATAGGACTTCTCCCAGAATAGATATACCCCAAAAAAATACCTCCGTGAATATAAGACACCCACCCAGACAGAACATCTGCCTGGGTATCAACCAGCAAATGCCAGACACGAATATCATCTACATAGGCCAGAAGCAACCAGCGATATATGTGCATAGTGTCATTGTCCAGAGCAATAAGAATGAGAATGGGACAGTGATAATAAAAGCGAGAGGCAAGAACATATCGAAAGCCGTTGACGTTGCATTGATTTCTATAGACCAGCACATAAAAACCTGGAAAATCTTGGCCTCAGAGATATTTACTGAGCTTAATGTTCAAGAAGAAAACGATCAACGAGTGAGCGCAATCCAGATCACGCTCCAGAAATCCGATGCCTGAAGAACTATGGAGAATCAAGAAATGGCTGAGATCCAAGGAAGTTGAGGATCCAATAGCATCCAAGAGCCAAGACCGAGTCCTTACATCCATGGCAAGAGACATACGAGCCACCAAAGCCCTCCCGAAGGGACCCTGCCAATTATGCAGCACGCAAACAGAACGCCTCATTCCAGTTCCAATGAAGGTCTGCAGGACTTGCATGAGCCGATTTTTAAAGCGTGGAACGAACCTGATATACAAAGGCCGTGAGCAAAACATGGGGTACTGCGATCACTGCATGGGCAAGACATTCACAATGCACAACATCAACCCTCAGATGTGCATACAATGCAGCCGAAAGATTGGAAGACGGCACAAGCATGATGGCAGGGAAGTGCAGCAAGATATCCAAAGAGAGCGAGGAAAACTACTATGACAGAAATCCCATGCCCAGTACCTGGGTGCGAGAAAATAGCCAAGGATAAAGCCGATTTAATCCGTCACGCAAAGGAATGTCATAAGGAATCTCGGAAGTTATTCTTCGGTGATGAAATAATAAAACTGAGGTGATCACATGCCCAAAGCCAAATCTATACCCATGCCCCAAGATGCAAACAAGCTGTACCAGGAGATCACAAACCTTGCCAAGAAGCGCATGAAGCATAAGAACAACCTGACCACATTGCGAGATGAGGTCATAAGTAATAAGGCAGATTTAAAGGCATTAAAAGAAGAGCACAATGCCCAGATCAAGGACATTGAGAAAGAACTCAACGCCATTGACAAGCTATTCGCAGAGAAGATATCAGAGCTGGAAAAGATCAAGTGAGGCAATACCATGGATAAATCAAAAGAGCAACCAATACAGCACAATACGATCCTCAGATGGACCCAATAGGAGAAGCCTATGGAGTATATAATATGAACAAAGTAAAAGGAACATCAGAGAAAGTATTACAATCTCCAGAAGATCCCTGGATCCACAGAGCTCAGTGTATGAAATGTCGTACCTGCATGTGGTTCGTTGAAAAGAACCCTCAAATTGGAAGATGTAGGAAGCGATCACCCACCCTTCAAGGCTACCCAGCTGTATACCCTGCAGATTGGTGCGGTGACCACAAACTTGATGAAACCAAGATCCAATAATTCATATTGAAGCTCAAATACCAGAAATTGTGTGAGACCTGTGGCAAATACACGGATGAGATCATCCAAGGGTTTGGTCACAGACCGCAATGCAAGGCATGTAGCAGCCAGAAAAGGATTCAGCAAACCAATATGGTCCAGATCCCTGCTCACCTCCTTAAAGAGGTGGGAATCAAGCAGGGTGACTTTGTCAATATCACATCTGACCATAAGATTATTAAGCTGAAAGCAATAAGGAGATGATCGCAAATGGAAGGAATATTTGATGAGTTTGTTGGTAAGGAAATCAAAGCCGTAATACGGGATATTGATACTTTCAAGATTACCCGTGGAATTCTCACAGCACAATCAACCGACTTCATCAAGATTAAAGGTAAGTTAGGCACCATGATTGTTTATAAGGATACTATCGAAAAATTAGGATTAAAGGCTTAATAATGGCTTTTCATTTAATGGTAAGGGAGGAAATACAATGTCCGAAAATATCAAAAATACAATGAAAGTATACCAGGTACCAATAGATGACCTAAAACCTAACACAAGGAATCCAAGGAAGATAACCAGAACTGAATTAAGGAAGTTAACCAGGAGCCTAAACGAATTCGGTTTTGTAGATCCAGTAATTGTCAATACCTTCCCAGGTAGAGAGAACATCATAGTAGGAGGACATCAAAGAGTTCAAGCAGCAAAGAAACTCAAGATGAAGAGTGTACCAGTAGTATACGTTAACCTGGATGAAGACAAGGAAGAGATGCTCAACATAGCACTGAATAAGATATCAGGTGAATGGGATGATGACAAGCTGATGGAGATCCTGGTATCACTGAACGAGAAAGGGCTGGATAGTACAATGACAGGGTTCGATGAGAGTGATATAGACCAATTCATGGAACTCAATAAGAAGGAAGATAAAGAGCGCATGATAGATCAAGCACCACCACCACCCGATAAGCCCAAAAGTAAGCCAGGAGAGATATACCAGCTTGGAAATCACCGATTGATGTGCGGGGATTCAACCAAGGAGGAGCATATGAAGGCCTTGATGGGTGAAGACGTTGCAGACATGGCATGGACAGATCCACCATACGGAGTAAGTTATGAAGGTGGAAAGCACCCTACCAATAAATACTGGGACATGATGGTCAATGATGATATTACAGGAGATTCATTATATCAGATGTTAACACAAATATATACAAATATCCATAAATGTAGCAAAGACAACGCAGCACTCTACACCTGCTACGCAATTTTCAATCATACAATAATTGAGAAATCCCTGATTGAAGCAGGATTCTTAATAAAACAGCAGCTTATATGGGAGAAGGGGCACGTCCTTGGCCGTAGCGACTATCATTGGTGCCATGAACCTTGCCAGCCTGCAGGAACGATGGTAAGAAAAGTGATTAATCCTCGTTCAACAGAAAAAGGCAGACAGGGATCATTTTCATATTGTGAGGAAGTACCCATAGAGTCATTGAAAGAAGGGGATTTAGTAGTTAGCTATGAACCCAGAGGTTGCGTAGTTCATACTCGTGGAAGAAGAATCAAAGTTGCAAAAAGGAATTATAAGGGAGATTTAATCTCGATATATGTGGATGGAAAAAGTACTAAAGCAACCGATGCACATAAATTTAGCATTAGAATGGCAGAATCAAAATCAGATAAACAAACAATATATCTCATGAGGAAGGGGGATTGGTGGAGGATTGGCCAGGTTAAATTATATAATAGTAGAGGATTTGGTTTAGCATCACGTTTGACAGATGAAAAAGCAGACGAAGCATGGATAATAACGACTGCCGAAAATGTATTGGAAGCAAGAATGCTTGAACAAGCATTATCATGCAAATATAGTATTCCAACAACACACTGGACAATCGATAATTTTAGCCCTAATCCTGAAAAAAGGAGAACACATAAACATATCAATGCAATTTACGATATAATAGGTACTGATAGAATATTTACGGGGGCAATGCAAATATTAAAAGATTATCATAGGAATTCAAGGTATCCTATTGTAAAAAAAGAAGATCCTAAATGGTTCAGTAGAAGGATGAGCAGACTGATCCATTCTTGTAATATTTGCCCAGGAATAATGCAATTACCCATCCCTACAGAAGGTGAGAAATTTGAATGGAAGACAATAAGACATATAGAATATAATGCATTTTCCGGAGAGGTATATTCTCTTGATGTGAATAGGGATGAGCATTATATCGCAGATGGCATAATTACCCATAATTGCCTATACTGCAGGAAGAAGGAGCATAACACTGAATGGATGGGGGACCGGACCCAGCGCACAACCATAATGCAAAGCACAGTGGAGCAGCTGCAAGAGCTTAAGAAGGATGTAATTATTGAGATGATCATGCAGATACGCCAGGATAGCGATATCATCAAGGTTCAGAAAGACGCAGCAGTGAACTATGTCCATTCAACCCAGAAGCCTGTAGGATTATCACTGAGGATGATCAAGAACAGCAGCAGGCCAGGTAACATAATCCTGGAACCCTGCGCAGGATCAGGATCAACCCTGATGGCGTGCGAAACCACCAACAGGAGATGCTATGCTATGGAGATAGATCCCAGGTACGTGGATGTCATAATCCAACGCTGGGAGAATCATACAGGGGATAAGGTTGAATTGATTGAGGCGATTGAGATCAAGCAGCCAGAAGAGCAGAAAAAGGAGGAGGATCCTAAATGAATACCTTAAAGCAAGAGCTCAAGGATAGCAAAAGATATGAATATGACAAGACTGAGATGTCATTCAAAAATACTGATATACCTGCCCTTAAGCAAGAATTTATACTGAAATTAGGGTTATCCAAGGACTGACCATGGCAGACGCAAAGCAATGTGATAGGTGCGGAGCATTCTACACAGAAGAGATAGATGATAAAATAGATAGGAAGTACGCCATAACCAAGGCACCAGGAGAAGAGAAGACATACGAGCGAGATCACTGCAATAAATGCTACGCAGCAATTGAGAAAGTGATAGATAAGGATACCAAAGAAAAGGCTAAGATCAGGAAGCAATGGAGCAAGGAATCACGGCAAAAGGCATCAGAGCGTATGACAAAGACCATGGCAAGGCTGAAGGAAGAGAAGGCCAAGGTAACGAATGACGAGGATATAGTGACATTCAAGAAGAAGAAAAAGGGAAGACAGAAGACTGGAACCATGGAAGACATCCCGGGCTACAAGAATCAAGAACCAGCAAAAGATAGACACTATTAATAGATATAGCATACAGATACACAAGAGGTAAAAATAATGGAACCCAAAGAAAAAACGGATAATGTAGGACCAGAACCAACACTTAAATCAAGCCTGGAAAAAGTGGAAGACAAGATGGTATATCTAATGGATTACTCTATAAATATTGTGAAACAGGCAAATGAACTATTCAATGGGATTACAAATCCTGATAGAGCGGAGCCTAAGTGTGAAGAGGGCCAAGCTGAAAGGTCAAATGAGGGCAATAGGATAGGTTTACTGCTTCATAAGATTCAGGATGTGGAAGAAAATATGCAATCAATTGAAGCAGTTATGAGAGCATTGAAGGAAGTAATAGGATAACCTCTACATACTATTAATAGGTGCACTTCCTATAATTCCTTAATCAACACAATACAGGCAGGTGAAATAGATGACCATATGGGACAATAGCCCAGAAGATACACGGATACTGAAGAAGATGGCGAGGATTGAATTCATCCTCAGAAGGATAAGATATTCCACATTATTTATTATATTGACATCCTTGGCAGCATTTATGATCATAGCAGCGTGGAGATAACGATGGCCGTACCAATACTGATCCAGGAGAGAAGGCAGCAAGTCATGACGTTATACCTGCAGGGAATCAAGCAGGAAGAGTTAGCAAAGCAATTCAACCTGACCACCAGGAGCATAAGAAAGGATGTCGCATCCTGCAGAAGACAGGAAGCCAGAACCATAACTAAGAAGAAGAAGGAGGAAGTCCTGGCAGAGCTGAAAGCCAAGGCTGACCTAAGAAATAGGCAGATATGGTCAGTGCTGAGTAGCAGTGGGGTAACTAAGAAAGAGAAACTGAACGCCCTGGCAGCCCTTCAGAAGGAAGAAGAACTTGAGATCAAGCGGTACGAGAAAGCAGGCACACTCCCAAGGGATAGTGCGCAGGTGGAGATTAATAAGAACGATATCAGGACTGTCACTATAAACATAATTGAACCTGGAGAAGAGAAAACAGAAGATGTCAAGGAACATAACGATCAATTGGAAGCCAAGCCAGAAACAGTACCAAGCCTACAAGATCCTGCACGACAACCAGACGACTGAATTATTCTACGGTGGAGGTGCAGGTGGGGGCAAGGCGCAGCCATTATCCAGTAAAGTTCTAACTTCTGAAGGATTTAAGTTAATGGGAGTGATCAAGGTAGGGGATCACATAATAACTCCCAATAATGAAAAATCCAAGGTAATTGCTATCCATTTTCAAGGAAGACAATTAGTATACAATATCAAATTTATCGACGGATCATCCACCAAATGCACTGATTCTCATCTATGGGATTGTTGGCCTGCAAGACATAAGAAAAATCGTAAGTTAAGGACAACCTCTGAGATAATAGAAATTATTAGTAGGGGGAAGAACATCATTATCCCTCTATCAAAACCCATAGAAATGGGTAAGCATTACACCAAGATCCATCCTTACCTAATAGGTGCATTGCTGGGAGATGGAGGACTTACCGAGAATAGCATCACATTCACATCTGCAGATCAAGAGATAATAAATAGAATTAAGCTAATTCTCCCTTTAACTCACCATATCAAATATAGAGAAAGATATACCCACATCATCAAGTGCGGTATGCATAACGAAAAGGGATATCCAACCAATCCCATGGTAGATGAACTTCGCAGGATAGGTATGATGCCATGCAATGTAGGAAACAAGAGAGTACCTGAATTTTTATTACACTCCTCTATTGCAACCAGAATATCAATCATCAAGGGACTGATGGATACGGACGGCACCATAGATAGTAGGGGGCATTGTAGCTTCACTTCTAAGTCAAAAGGATTATGCAAAGACCTACAATACTTGTTATGGAGCATTGGTGGGAAAGCCACACTGACCCAAAAGAAGAAATATTGCACTTACAAGGGGGAGAAGAGGGGAGGAATATATCATGAATTATACATCGTCACCAAAAACAATAGCCAGATATTCTCATTGAGCAGGAAAATTAAGAGGGTGAAGGGATACAATGGAGGATATGAGCTTGGAAGACGGATTAAATCAATTGAACCGTGTTCTGTAGAAAATTGCCAGTGCATAAAAATAGAAGATCCCAAAGGATTGTACCTGACAGATGACTTCATAGTAACGCATAACACGTACCTCGGATGTATCTGGCTGACAGAACAATGCCTGAAGTTGGAAGGATCCAGGTGGATCATGGGCAGAGCAATTCTTAAGAACTTGAAGGCATCAACTCTCCTGACATTATTCGCAATAATCAAAGATTGGGGCATGCAGATGGGGGTAGATGTCAAATATAACAGCATTGAGGGTGTGCTAAAATTCTTTAATGGTAGCGAAATCTACCTGAAGGACTTATTCCATTACCCAAGCGATCCAGAATTCGATAGCCTGGGATCAACTGAATACACAGGAGCATTCATCGATGAGGCATCACAAATAACGGTCAAGGCCAAGAACATCCTCATGTCCAGGATCAGGTACAAACTTGAAGAATTCGGCACAATCCCCAAGCTGCTGATAGCAAGCAATCCAGCGAAGAACTTCTTATACCACGAATTCTATAAGCCATGGAAGGCAGGGGTGTTGGTATCATATCGACAATTCCTAAAGGCCCTGGTGACTGATAACCCCTTCATAAGCCCTCACTACATAGAGAATTTAAAGAAGCTGGATAAGATAAGCAAAGAGCGTCTTCTTTATGGGAATTTTGAGTATGAAGATGATCCAGCCTGCCTTATGGATTATGATAAGATCCTGGACATATTCAGCAATAAGTATGTGGAAGAGGAAGATCAAGAGCGATACATGACAGTGGATCCGGCACGTTTCGGTCAAGATCGTGCAGTCATCTACATATGGTACGGATTATACGTCAAGCATGTCTATGCATGGCCCAAGACCACAACCACATTTCTTGAAGATGAGATGGAAAAGCTTGCGAAGATCCACAAGATATCTCGCAGCAACATGGTTGTGGATGAGGATGGGGTAGGGTGCATAACTCCAGAAACAATGATCCTTACAACTGATGGATGGATGGAAGCAAGAGAAATCAAGATAGGTCAAGAAATATATGGTAAAGATGAGGAGGGTAATGTTACACCATACAAAATAATAGAGAAACGTTCAATACCTGATGAAACTATCATAAGGGATGGGGGAGGTTTAGCATTCAGCAAGAGTCATTATATCCCCAGGAAATCAAGAAATAATCACAAATACCATAATGAACCATGGGACTCAATAATGAATAAGAGCATAAGTTACTTTGACACTGAATTCAAATGGGGAGGAACAAGGCAATCAATAATAATCCATTCAACAGAATACGAAATGCCTCACGGAGGTATAAAAAAATTGAATAATGGCGCAGTATGCTCAGATAAAGCATTTGCAAGATTCCTAGGTTGGTTCTTATCAGAAGGATGTTTTTATCAGAAATACATCCTGATAAGTCAATCAGTAAAAAGCCCTCACAATAATAGAATAAGGGACGTTATCAGGTCTTCAGGTTTGAGATTTCATCAGAAAGTGCATAATGAAGAAATATCTTATAATATAGGCCATAAATGGCTACATCAATGGTTAAGGGATAATTGTTATGTATCTCATGAACACAATGCGCTAAACAAATGCATACCTGAAATATTAAAAATAGCGGATAAAGAAGTGATTAGTGTTTTCCTTGATGAATTTATGAAGGGGGATGGATATCTACATCATGGTAAAAATTATTATGGAACCTCAAGTAAGACCCTATCAAACGACCTTCTGGAGCTCATAATCAAAGCAGGCAGATATGGCAATATTTATCTTAAGAATAAGAAAGGATCGAAGGGGAACATATTCGGAAGAGAAATAACAAGAACTGCAGACCATTATTGCGTGTTTGAATGCCGAAAAAATAAACAAATAATCCGTCCTAAGGACCCCATAATAAGTCATGGAGAGGTAATATTCTTTAGAATGGCTGGAAAAGTTAAGCAATACTACACACGATTCCCTGGAAAAAGGCCATTCTGGACACATAACGGTGGCATTGTCGACCACATGCCTGGGGTGAACGGATTCGTCAACAACAGCCGTCCCAGGGATCAAGGTGAAGAGCTAACCAATTATAAAAATTTGAAAAGTCAGTGCAGCTTCAAGCTGGGAGAGATGGTCATGGCAGGCAAGATTGGTGCAAATGTTGAGGATCCCGAGATTAGAGAATTGATGATTGAAGACCTGGAACAGTTTAAGAGGAAGGATATTGATAAGGATGATAAGAAACTGTCAGTGATTGAGAAGGAGTTAGTCAAGCAGAATATCGGAAGAAGCCCAGACTTTGGTGACAATTTCATGATGCGTATGCTTTTCGAGGTTGGGAGGTATAGCCTTGGATTCCTGCAGGATGATGACAACGTGACAGGGTTGATGTAATGACCCACATAATACGCCCATGCAGGCACTGCGCAGCACCCACGCATGGTAAGATATGCAGGAAATGCTTCACAGGGAAGAAATGGCGAGGGATAGTGAGCAGGGCCAGAAACAGAAAACTTAAAAGCGATGAAGCAAATAGCATCAAGCATGGAGGGGATCCTGAACGATTTAAAAGTAGAAATTCTGTCATTAAAGATCAAGAGAGCTCGCAACGCCTACAGCAATATGCCGAAGATGCTGAGAGAATCGAGAATATCACGTGAGCTGCAGCAGGAAGCTGATAGCATCCTGCATGATCAGAAGAGAATCATATCAGAATCATTTAAATAATAGTAGAGCAATAATACAATGAAGGTGATGACCCATGGGACTATTCGACAAATTCAAATTTAAAGTATACTCGCCCAATCAGATGGAGCGCATGAACAACGAAGTGCGCAAAGCTGTATCTGACGCTCAATTCTCCAACACAAGGCCAGCGATGGACCAATTCAAGAGCATGAGTGCGGGAGAGGTAGCAATACCATACTGGCCACTATCCATCCGACAATTGTACGACATAGCAGATTATAGCGATGTAGTGAGAACTATCCGACTAAAGCTGACACAAGAGATATTTAGGAACGGTCTTGAGGTAAAGGAATGCTTCGCAAGCAAATGCACCAACTGCGGTAAGGAATTCGATAACCCAGTGGATGACTGCGATGATTGCAAAGCGGAGAATAAGCCTCATGATATCCGTAAGCCGGATAATAAGCAGAGGAGGATCCTGGAACAATTCTCAAAGAAATGCAATGAGAACGATCAAAAGCTGTTGGACGTTAGTGAGATGGCGAACCATGACCTGGAGATTGTTGATGATTTCTATTGGGTCCTTGTGAAGCAATACCTGATAACTGAGAGCGGGAAGATTGCAGGATCCAAGCCCCTGGAGATGGTCCGAGGCGATCCCATTTATATGAGAATCATAGCTGACAAGAAAGGCCGTCCTGGAAGAGATTCGGAAGGAAGGGAGCAGTACACCTGTGTGGCGCACAGATCCAACCTTGAATTTGATGAAGGCAAATGCCGTCAATGCGGGACAGAGCTGCAAAAGGCGCACTACAGGTCGCAAGATGAGACAGGAGCATACACATACTACATCAAGGGTGAAGTTTTCCACCGTAGTAAATATAGCCCCAGCATGACATACGGATTTCCCCTGACATTATCAGCATGGCTGAAGATTACAACGCTTATGGCGCAAGATACATACTGCAACAAATACTACACAAAGCAACGTCCACCCAGAGGACTATTATTCGTGAAGACACCTAAGATGGAAAGCCTGCAGAAAGCCTGGAATTGGATGCTGGACATGTTCAAGAAGAACCCTCACATGATCCCACCAATAGGAGTGGAAGGGGGGACTAACGATCGTGGGCAATTCGTACAATTTATAGATTTTATGAAGAGCCTGGACGATATGCAGTACACCGAGATGCGCAATGAATACTATCAGAAGATCGGAGCCATGTACGGTGTAATGCCAATATTCCAAGGGGATATGAGCACCAGCGGGGGCCTTAACAATGAGGGATTGGAACTGACCGTGACAAATCGTGCGGTAGAATTTGGCCAGAACTTATGGAACTCCTACGCCTATGAATGGTTAGCCGAGCAGCTGGATGTCACTGATTACAAATATGAACTTAACCCGAGCGAAGAGCAAGATGAGATGGCAGAGCAGCAGTTAATGGGTCAGAAGATAACCAATGCAATGCAGATGCAGGGCATGGGGTTCGAAGTAACGTTGAACATGGATAATGAATTCGAATTTGAACCCACCGAGATACCAGTGGAAAATCCTCAAGATAAGATGATGCAGGGGATGGGTGGTGCACCTATGGGATCACCACCAGGGCCAGGGACGCAGCCCCCTGGAACTCCCCCCATCCCAGGGATGAGTGGGTCACCTGGAGCCATGGGTGCGAATCCTGCCCGATCACCAGCAGCAGGAAGCCCTATGACACGCAGCGGTTCACCGCAGACAGGAATGAGGCCGCAAGGAACTCCACCACCACCATCAATGCCCATGAAGAGTAAGGCCAGGAACATACACAAGGAATCGTCACTGTACCGACGTCATCGCACAGGAGAGATCAGCATAGGACCTGAGCTGAAGACCGAGATCCTAAGCCCTTACATGAATGGGAAGATTGAGAAGGTCAGCATCAATTACCCAGAAGATCAGGGTGAGATCACTGTGGAGTTATACACACCAGAGGGCGAGACCGTGGTGAATTACACAGGAAACAAGGATACAGTGCTATACCCCAGGAACCTCAACGCTGCATCACAGAAATATGTGGGACAGAACATCACCCCCATGGAAGGATCGCAGAACGCTGAGAGGTACACATGCTACGGTCAGATGAAGATAGTTATCCAGGGGCAGAATCAGGATGATAAGGTGGCAAACGTTGACATCCTGGTGGATGGCATCGTTCTTAAAGGGAGCATAGAGGTAAAAAAGGGATGATGGATCAGGACAAGGACACCACCAAGGGTCGTGTTTACCTTCGAGAAGGGCAGGATGCACCTGAAGGCGTACAGCTGCAGCAAGGTGCGAAGGGGGGCAGATATTACGACACAGGCCAGCTATCCACCGATCAACAGAGCACAGGTCAGCTCATGGAGAATGGCATTGATAGTATGAGCGAGGAAGAAATTTATGAGCTGCAGGCCAGGATGGAAGAGACCGAGACCACATACTCAGGATCAGACCTGGAATCAGCAAAGAGATGGCTACAGACAAAGCCCCATCTCCGGCAACACTTCGGTAATAAATATTATGAATTCGCAGTAGAGGATGTGGGCAAGGCAGACGCACCAGTCACCACATCCACCCCAGGAGCATACAGACCACGCTACGGCATCCGAAGGAAGGAGATCCTGCGCTATGCACACAAAGTCCTAAAGAATATCCTGAAGGAAGAGAAGAGGGACATGCCCATCACCAAACGGGAAGAGGACATGCCAGAGCTGGCAGACATGATCCAGGACAGCATATACGGAGAACCATTCCAAGGAGTGAGTAAGAGCATAAGCGACCGAATCAAGGAATATATCATAAGGGCTATGCGCAAAGGATATCCATTGGCCAGGGTAAGCAAATACATAATGCGAAAGAAAAGCAAAGTCCTGGATGAGAGACGGGCAGACATCATAGCCAGGACTGAGAGTCAATCAGTGCAAAATACGGTAAGGGAATGGGCATATCGAAAGACAGATCCAGAGGGAGAACTCAAGTATAAATGGCTGGGACCAAGGGATAATCGCACAACGGACATATGCAAAAGGATAGTCAACAGATCCAAGGGTGGACTGAACATGCTGCAGCTGAAGATAGTAATTAAAGACGAAGTGGAGAAAGAGAAAAGGCTGGGCAAGCTGCCAAAGGATTATGATGCAAGGGACTTCACTCCTCATTTTCAGTGCAGACATACCTTCGTGAGGGCGATATAGCATGCCAAGAACACCATACTCAGTCAATGGAGTTATAAACGATGTCAATGGCACAGTGATCAACGCTGCCAAGGTGGAGGTATGGAACCTGCGCAACGGTGATAAGATGCCAACAACGACCAACGGCACAGGAGCGTACATAGTGGAACTTGCCAACGCAACCCATGATTATGTGAATGCAGACCCCATCCTGGTAAGAGCCTACAAGGCAGGGATCATATTTAAATTTGCAGAATCTCAAGCGACCATCGACATAAAAGCCGGAGAAAGTGTTATCAATCTCCAGCTGCAACCTGAGTACCCAGAGCAGCCCAAGGAAGTGGTAAACAGGGACCATTCAACAGAAAGCCTTGAGCATAGCCCTGCAGAGAACGCTAAGAAAGTTATAAATCTGGTTGATCCCACGGAAGGCTACCAGACAAGCGACGTGGATGATACTGAAGAGAACGTGCATTATTTTGGCTACCTTAACAAGGAAGGCAAATGGTACATCCTGAAAGAAGACCTGGGAGTATATCCTGCAACATATCGATACGTGAAGGGAGACACAGGCTACGTGGCAGCGATGGAAGCAAGAGTGAATCAAAAATATAAAAGATTTAATGAGGTATTCTGATGAAGAAAATAATAATTATCCTGATCATTGCAATCCTCCTGATAGGTAGCGTGATGGGGGTGAACTACAGAAAGAAATATAACTACGACACCAGGAAAAATGATTTCATCATCGATTATAAAGACCTGGGCGATACATTCAAAGCCGACAAAATCAATACCAGCGAATACTGGACACCGGAAGCAGGCAAGATCATAGATTCTCCTGACGGAAATGTGAGCTTTTACTCAGGGAACATATTTAATTGGAATTCTGATGATGATTTGATTTTGAGATTAAGTAATAAAAAAAGTAACTCAGCATTAAGCCTGATAAATTCTACATTACAATTATCAAAATCCAAATCAAGAATATTCTCAGGTAACGATTCACTTCCCTTAATATATATTGTGAATCTTACCTGTTCTTTCACCAATCCTCTGACTGGATGGGATGGGAGTTTTTCTGGTATAACAGCAAGCCCATTTTTAAGTTATGGGCATGCAGGATTAATAGGAAGAAATAATACACATAGAGATGACTTGAATGAAAGCTGGACGAATAACTTGGGAATAGGAAGTGTTAAATCAGATGGGACTTGCTCATTATATAGAATTAATACACTGAATTATCCATTCCATTTAAGTTTAAGATTTTATAACGGTCCGTTTAGTCCAAGTGAATGGATAATCTCAGATGATGATTATTGCGAATTGGGGTATCAAGATGAGAATTCAACCCATCATAATGTTATATTACGTTTGCCAGGATTCACAGTGGAGGTAGGGGACCAAACAGATTTAATATATGTTGCAGAAGATGGTTCGACATATTGGGATGAGGGATTGAATGAATTGGCGCAATCATCATATGGTGACATATCAGGATATGTAGATTTTGTTGAGGGTTCAAGTTGGATAACTAATGTCTTAAAGGTTGGAATAAATGCTATCATGATCGATGGTGATCGCAGCTTAATTAATAATACCGGCCTGACACAGAGCACAAACATCACAGCAAAGGATAGATTCATAGTAGGAGATTATCAAGGTAATCACACCAGGATTAAGAATCTTAAAGGTGGTGGCGTAGCGATCATAGTAAAGACGAGGTACTCATGATGACATCACAAATCGATATCTGGAAGGCAAAGGTTGGATTTAAACTGACAAGATGGATAGGAGAGATTCTACCTCACAGCATGAATTATATCCGTTGCAAAAAATGCGGCAGTCCAGCGGTGGATTCGATATACCACAAGACAGGAACAGGATATTCACAAAGGACATACAAGAAATATTCATGCCTTGAATGTGGTGCAATATCATGCAGAGCAGATCATGTCCTGACAGAGAAGCATCATAAGCGGTACACTAAAGACCTGGAAGCATACTAATGGAATACAAATCAATAGCAGTAGAAGGATCAGTGATAGGCATAGCGATCATAGCCATCCTCATATTTCTCAATTATCCTGTAACTGAGCAAAGTTACTTCTGCGAAGCCGAGCCTATGGATCCAATGGAATGCGAGTATGGCATATCAGGGGGGAGCGGGACACGATGTTATCAGAAAGAGGATATCAAATCAGGTTATGAATACTGCAAGACTGGATGGAAAAGGATGTTTGATCACATCGAGCCAATCATCGTGCCGATAGTAGAACCCATTGAAGGGCAGCTAACCATCACCCAGGCATCCTACATCGGAAAGACCAAATGCTCAGGGCAGGAGTGCCTTGATTGGAAAGAGGATATCAATCATAAGACTGGCGAGGTATGCTTTGATTATCAGGGCAAGATAGCCCTCACAGAGATAACCGTCAAGACTTCTAATGAGGATAATAATGTATCACTGGTGAGCAAGAGAATCTGCATGGCAGGTGAAGAGCTTATCAGGATAGGGAATGGCACAATCCAGGTAGGACCAGTGAAGCAGATAATCCTTAACAATAATGAGCATCAGACGAACATCACAGTCATATCGAATGGTGTGTACCAAAATCAGATAAGGGTTCATGTTAAGGATGGGAAGCAAGCATTCAGCGTGAACATTACCGATGTGACTGAAGACACAAGGTTTACTATCCAATTACGATCAACCGATGTCCTGAAGCGGAGAGGGACAGCATACGGATACATATCTGAAGATAAAGGGATAGCGCAAGTTTGGGATATGTTTGATTTCTATGACTTGGTTAATTTGACGATGTGGATGGACGGTAGTAAGGAGATAGATATCACCGCCACAGCGGTGTATGATGCGAAGAAGGGTGTGGCTGAAGCTGATCCCATATATGAGCGAGTGGCATCATCAAAAAACTATTTTAATCAGACATATTATAATGCATCCACTGGAGGAATTGAATTAAATTCATCGTTCTCAGAAGGGCACACTTTCATGGCATTCAACCTTACAATGAACGGAACTACTCAATATGTTCATAACATAACCATTATAGCGACTGACCCAACAGCAGTAAGGATAAGGCCATATGGAGTTAGGAAACCCTGGGATAAGGATATGGTGTATCATGGTTTGATGATGGGGGGGGATGAAGCAAAAGATTATTTGGGGATAATGACCATGACCTATGATATGTCTGATCCAACTGGAACTGCGAACCAAACCCCTTTCGGAATTTCATTCGATGATTCAATCAATGGTGGGGCAGGGGATAGGATTGTTGAATTAACATCCACTTCTGATGATATATTTAATTCGTTTAGAGAAGAGGGTGACTTCGGCATTTATGTCGATGCTTTGATTAAGGTATACCAAAATAGTGACATTTTGGTAAGGGCTGAAAATATTGTATTGTTAGATATTAGATCAACAGGGATAAGACTTTATATTTGGAATGAAGACACAACCTGTATCCAAGCAACAACCGCTGACGCTCCAGCAGGATCAAGGCATTTGATAGTAGCGAACAGGAACGCTTCTGGTTGGGGGCAGTTGTTCGTTGATGGTGTTTTGAAAGATCAAGAACCTTGCATCGGTGCCTGGACTGATTCAGAAAGCCTTTTCAGTATAGGATCAGACGGAGGATCATCAGAGTTCAGCGGTGAATTGTATGAAGTTCTTATAAGGAATAGTTCCTTCACATATGAAGAAGCAGTCAATATGACCAGGGGAGATTATAATGTTACGCAAGGCCAGACAGAATACACTCCAGACTCTAATGGATTTATTGATGTGTCGAGTGAGATAGTTCTTCAAAATATAACTCACATGAATCTGGACATAAAATCAATCGCTAATGCCAACATCTCAGTAATAAATATCGGATTCGGAACTGAGCCAAAGACCTCGGTAGTTATCCCAGACACAGCAGCACCCAGTTTTATTGTAGAACCTTATAACTCTACAACCACCAATGAGTCTGTAACGATACCCTGGACAGCAAGCGAAGCTGTGAATTATACAGCAAGGATAACCGATAGTCCTGATTACACAGGGGGCACTTTAATCAGTGATGATACTGATTGCACATCATGTAGTCAAGAATTCACATCACTTAATAATTTAACCAGGTATTATGTAAACATTTCAATATGGGATCCATCAGGGAACTGGAACACCAGCAACACATCCTTTATGACATCACAAACCCTAAAGGATATAATCCCACCATTTATCACTTTAAGATCATTGGTCAGCAGGACGAATGAAACTATCAAAGTAAGATTAAATTATTCCGAGGTATCAAACGCCACGATGGCTGTGGGAATTTGTCCATCTCATGCAGGCATTAATTCATTCACGGATATAACATTCACAGCGAACAAAACATATGAAATTTCCAATTTAATAAATAATACATACTACTGCTGGAACGTGACCTCATTTTCAGATAACTTAGGGAACATGAATGATTCAGGCTATAATTTTTCATATCAAACATCAAAGACAGCAGTATTGAGCGGGCAAGATGAATGCGTGGTAGACCGAAGTTGTTGTAAAAATATCGGATTAAATTATCTATGTTTCAGGAACGATAGTGATCCCACGATACCTCAAACATCCGATAACATTGCGATCAAAGATTTTAACACTTCAGATACAAAATATGCGTATCTGCATTACAGAGGATCAATATTTAAAAAGTTCGATTCAGATAACCAGGAGTATGGGTTTGGTAACATACAAGCCATAGGTTATGCAAGCGATGGTCTTGCAATAGAAGTCAGTGCGAACGGCCAAATATTGAATAATGTTGATAATTATTTATGGAGTCCGGACAGGATGATTATACATGATATATTTACCAATTTTGAAGTGGAAATTCAATCATCACCAATATCCAATTATTCATTTATTACAATGGGTCGTATCAATTGTACCTCTGCGACTGATTGCAAATTTTCAATAGATTTTGATAAATCAAGCGGTGCCCATGATTATAATTTAACTTACGTTGAGAATGTCGTAGGAGAGTATGATGGTGTTTTAATAACATTTTACCTGACTACCACAAGGAGCGCATCACACAATTATTCATTCTATCTACTGACCAACACCACTGTGGGATCCTTCAATCAAACCCCTGATTCAGCTGGTGACGAGGCAGCATTATTCATTAATATCTCTGCTGGACATTACACAGACCTCGTATGGTTATTGACCACACCTGAAGATTTACACCATGCAAAATACAGATTAGATAATCCCATAACCACATTTGAAAAAGCCAGTGATGATGTTGAAGATTTCCATAATATGTTTAAATATCCTGATGCAGCTAAAAATAACGAAGAAAAACTGAGATACTACAGAGCAATATACAATTACTGGTACTCCATAGTTTCAGACAATCGTACTGATTCTTATTGGGGGGATCACGAAATAATATCACCAGATGGCATCCATTATGGTGGGGTTTGGATTTGGGATTCATTCTTCTCAGCAATAGGATTAATAGGATCATGCAAGAATTCATCGCCTGAATGTTACCAAATGGCAAAGGATTGGGCGCAGGTTTTCATTGAGAACGCATGGGCAACAGGGCAATGGCCAAGGGAAGTATGGTCCAATTATACAGGACTTTCATGGCAAGCTCCAGGTGGCTGGCCTTTCGTGTTATTGGAGATATACCAAAAGGATGGTGATTCAGAATTTTTATGTGATACTGCATACTCATCATTAAAAGGTTTTCATAATTTCATTTATTCAACTAAAGATTCAGACGGTGACTTAGTATTCCAATGGGGAGGTACAAACTCAGGATGGGACGCATCTACCAGATGGGAAGGAGGGGAGAAAGAAGCACTTGACATTCAAGGTTGGATGATTTTGGGTGCTGAAGCACTTGAGAACATTGCAGGAGTATGCAATGTGTCTGAACAGAACCATTGGCGTGAAAGGAAAGAGAATTATACAATCGCAGCACAGGGTCTTTGGAACAACTCATTATTTTATGATAACACTCCTGCGACAAACGTCCCATCCCTTGTCAAAGGAGTAGCAGTTATAAGCCCTGCCATGTATTTCATGATGTTTGCAAATGTCACAAACATCACCCAGGAAGAGGCAATAATAACTGAACTTCACAATCCTGATACAATAGGGGTATGGGAACATAACATTATTAATCCCACAATCTCAAGATCGCACCCAGGCTACAAAAACGGTTCAGCGTGGAACGGATCAACATGGATGAACATTAATGGCGTGGCATGGTTAGGATTGAAGAGGCAGGGGTATGAAGCCGATGCAAATTATTTAAGGAATTATTCAATGTTACCAATGTTAGACGATTTTATAGGATTTGAATGTTACAACTCAAAAAGTGGTGAATTATCAACATCATACAATCATGTCCCCTATATGTGGTCAGATGCGATTTATTTGGCTATGATGCATAATTGGACACCATCATACGCAACGGTGGCAGCCACCACCAATGACACCCAAGGAGTTCTTAATCAATGGATTACATCAGTCACCAGGGGCAGCAATGACACATTATCCGTCCCAGCATTCAACTCAACCGATGCAGACGGTGATACTATCACATACTGGGTTAATTCAACCATCCTATCAATCAACGACTCAGGTTGGATAAACGATTCAGTCATACCAGAATCAGACGCAGGAGTATACTCAATCAATATGACGGTGAACAGCTCCGGTGCAATATTCGGGTCAAAGATATTCACTTACACGATACTTGATAGAACCCCTCCAGTCATCAGAAACATATCGAAAACCCCATCAGATTTGCAACAGAATAGCACTGGATTATTGGAATTAATATGGAACGTTTCGGATCATTCTCAAATAAATTATTCAGATATAACAATTTCATTCCTTCTTGAAGATGAAGATGGTAATGCCAATTACTCTCATATCAGACCACCGACAAATGATAAAGCATACACATTCTTCGATGTACATGGAGATGAATATAGAATCCTTCTCGCAGATGGTAGAGGAGATAACAAACCTTATGATAATTATAAAATTGATGGAGAACCTTTATTTCCTGATAATTATTCGCACATAGTTGTGAATAATGGTAGTATATATTTGACTATAACCCCTTGGCAGCATTCAGGATTGTACGGTGCAATCGTAAACTTCTCAGACATAGTGGAGACAAGGATATTTAGGTCAGAAGTAAAACTGTCAAGAGGTAGAATGGAGAAAGCTGAGAAGCATGATAAAATCATAATTGATAAAACATCCCAAGGATTATTCAAGTTCTGGATGCAACCGTCAATGGTTGGCAAGTGCAATTATACCACCATTGCAATGCAAAACATCAATTACACTGACACCCCGAACAAGGTATTAGATTTGCGTGTTTGTAATAATACATACTATGATTCGTGTACGGTCACAGCAACAGGATTAACATGTCCTCAGACATGTATTGAAGATACAGATAATTGCGTGTACTTGAATAATCTTCAATTGGCAGCACTTCAAGCTCCAAGAACTTATACAACAAGAAATTCCAGCTACCTTCGAGGCGAATATCCTATTACCAATGATGAATTTGGTGGAGTTCATATTGAAGATTCAGTTTATCTATGCCTCACATCAAAATCATCACAATCTAAAGGATCGTATGTTGTAAGGTGTGCTAACACATCATCAGGGACAAACGTATCATTCCATGATACTATGACATCCTGGACAGGCGATGGCACAACCATGACCAATACATACTGCACAGCGGACTTGTGGTTGGCTCATGCAGTGGAAGGAGATCATTCAATCATAGGAATATTTGCAACCGACACTCACGGCAACAATAAAAGTGAATTGAACATGATACATGATGATATCGGCGATGTCAATCATCCAGTATCAATACCAAACATTGAAAGCTACGCATTAGGGCGTTATGTCTTCGGTGATGAAAGTAATGAAAATAATGATTTGAACGGGACGTATGCAGGAATAATGACACTTCATGTAAACATAGGGGTAGATGCTGACGGCTCATGTGCTAACCACACTTTATATCTTTATAACAATTCCAAGTTTTACCAAGAAATTAATAATTCATTCTGTTCAGAAGATGGGAGCGATATGCACATATTCGTTGACACGACTGAACATCCAGACGGTGATGCATACACATATAACATCACAGCCACAGGGTTCACAATCACTGGTGAACAAGATGCAGCTGACAGGCAATCAACTTTGATAACTTCAAACTTCACCATAGATAATACTGCACCAAGCGTGACATTGATATCCCCACCCACCACTCAGATTAATCAGACAAGCATGGACATTACCTTTGTATGGAACTATTCTGAGAGGAAGATTGCAAACTGCTCCCTCATAATTAATGGAAGCATTGACCAGACCAATACAAGCCTGACGCAGAAGGCAGAGCAATACTTTCATAAGAGCTTCGCATCAAAGCAGACAATCAAATGGAACGTGACGTGCTATGATGAAGTTGGCAATGAAGGTGTGAGCATAGGAAGGATCCTGCAACTGAATTATACAATCGATGTAAGCAGCATCACATCCACATTGGTAAGCCCTGCAGATAACGTTCTGAACGATACAGGGACATTTAACATGACATGCTCATTCATCGCATTGAAATCAGGTGGTAAGAACATAACTTTATGGACCAACCACACAGGGACATGGGGATCATACGCAACGCAGGATGTCACAGGAGAGAGTGGAAGTGCAAGCATCCTGCTGACAGGAGTGCCCAATGGGACAACATTCGCATGGAACTGCCTGGCATGTAACAACATGACGAACTGCAGCTACGCACCAGCGAACCGCACAGCGACATACAGATTTTATAGGGACTTCGCAGAGCCAGTGCAGATCAAGAACGATGAAGATTCAACCCCAGGAATTGTACTATGGACTAATGGGAACCTGAACATAAGCGGAAACATGACCCTAAACACATTCTACCTACCAGCGCAGACAGCCACATGCCTCCCTGGGACCATAACAGCCCATCAAAATTGGATATATCTCTGCAATGAAACGGCAGCATGGCGCAGGTTATTCGTGCCAGTATGGACATAATATGCCTCACAAGCCCAATTCATGCCCACAATTGGATGATTACCAGGCAGGAACCATAGCAGCAAGAGAGCTGGAATACTTAATTCTTACAGACAACCCCCGGACCCTATGCAGCGTAACAGAAGAGAACGACTGCCAGCAGCAAAGCCATAAGCAGGCATACGTAGGAACAGTTTTATACTACTACTGCAATGCAAGCCCACAATGAAACTTACACTCGATGATTTAAAGCGTAAGCCCATGGAGATAGAAACTATAAGGAATTGGGCAGAAGAGATCATGATGTACATATTCACCAGGAGCCAGGAGAACTTAGTGCGGGACATTGCATGGGGTGACGCAACCAACCCCAGCATCAGGAAAGATACAAAGATAAGCGATACAGGATTCCTGCTGCGATCAGGCAAACCACCATTCTGGCGAGATGATAACACGATTAGTATTGAGTACGATGCGCCGTATGCCTTATTCGTGGAATACGGTGTTGACCCTCACCCAATGGATCCAAGCAAGCTCCATGGATGGGTAAGACGCAAACTCAAGATAACAAATAAGGGGAAGGCTGCCAAGGTGTCGTATGCGATAGCGGGCAAGATAGCCAAGGAGGGAATGGACCCTCACCCCTTCCTGCGCCCAGCGATCAATGACGCAATAAGCAGGTACAATCTCCAAATCCTTGGTCCCAAATGAAAACTTTAAATACAAGTATCATCATTAGGCATACATGCCCAAAAAAGACGGTGCCGAAGTGACCAATCTTAAGGTCTTCACTGCCGTCCTTGATGAGAGGCTGAATAATCTTAAAGAGCATTTCTCGCAAGAGATCCAAGATATCACAGTACAATTTAATAAGGGCACAGAACGTATGGTGCAGATCGAGAAGAGGACAGCAGCATACCAAAAGGATTGTTATAAGGAAATAATCAAGCCCATGAAGAAGAGAATCAGTACCATGGAGCGTACCCTTAATGATGCCAAGGTCGTGGTCGGCACAATAGGTGCCTTATGCGGAGCAGCTGCGGGGATTATAGTGATGATAGTCAACAAAATGATCAGGTGAAACCAATGCCAATGGAACCCCAAATGTCAATAATCAAAGGAGATAGTCCAAAGCAGTACCCACAGGATGAGATCGTTAATGAGGATGACAGGATAGCCAGGGGCTGGGCATCAGTTGAAGTGAAGGATAACGATAATGAGATAATCCCTATTTCAGATATGAAGAAGACTCTAAATACCTGGATGAAAAGGGGAGCACCCATCACTGATCAGCATAGCAATAGGGTGGTAGGTCGTGGTCTAAATTGGCGAGAGAAGGAGCATCCTAAAAGCAAGAAGCCAGCGATAGAGATTGACTATCAGATTCATAAGGATTACAGCATCGATGATGAAGTATGGGATGAGATCAAGTCCAACAAGCGCAAAGGATTATCATTCGGTGGAAGAGAGACAAAGGCAGCGAGCTTTAAAACTGAGAAGGACGGCAGCATAGCCAGGACCCTGGCAGGCATTGAAGGCTACGAGATAGCATCCGTGCAGGATCCATGCAACACGCTGGCAACTAACACAGCAGTAAATTTTCTGGCTAAGGGATCCAGCAAAGCAAAGGAAAGCGGATCCAGGAGCAATAATGATGTCCTTGCCTTGATGATTCATGCCAAGGCATACGAGGAATTGACTGATCAGGAGAAAGAAGATGTCAAGAGTTTCAAGGAATACACAGAATCATTCTTAAAAGCACTGAAGAAAGGCTACGCTGGGAACATAATGAAACCCTTCGCAGGATTCAAGGACTTCGATGCATGCGTGCTCGCTCAGAAGGAGAAAGGGCATGATGAGGAGAGCTCACTGAAGATATGCGGTAGGATCAAAGCTGACACGGAGAGAAACAAGATGAAATCTAACGAAAAAGGTCCAGGTGGCCATACACCTGATGCAACAGGACCGCATGGAGCAGGCATGGGTCCAGGGGAAGGTAAGGCTGATGGTGCCGGATTGGATGACGAGAAAAAAAAGCAAGTTAAAAAAACTTGCATCCCACCTAACCAATCAGAGAAATCCATCAATAAATCCATCCAGCACATGGCCATGATTCGCATAGGCAAGAAGCTCAAAGGGATTGAGAAGTCCCTGAAAATAACAAAACTTAAATAATAGGGGTTACATATAAACAATACCCAAATAAACAACACTCAAAGGGAGGTGCTCTACCCATGGTAAATAAACAAGATCCGGAAAAAAAGCCCCCTGCAGCAGATCCCGCAGCAGAGGATGAACCCAAGATTGAAGATCGAATGAACGCACTCGAGAAATCTATGACCAACATCGCAAAAGCTGTAGAAGGCATGGTGGCCAAGATGGACGAAGGCGACAAGGAAGAGGACGATGCCGAGAAGAAGAAAGCTGACGATCCTAAAGAAGAAGATGATGCTGAGAAGAAGAAGATGGACGTTATCCCTGAACCCGACCTTGAAGGTGGTGAAGTGAAACCACCAAAAGCTGACGCTGGAGAGACAGACCAACCAGCAAAGGAAGAGACTGACGAAGTACAGCTGGTCGAGAAGATGGAAGCGAGCATCACCAAGGCTGCAACAGCAGCAGTGAAAGATGTCCTCAAATCCTACAACATCAAGGGCGAAGCAAAAACCCCAAGACCTGACTCTGTGGCAAAGGATATCACCAAGGGATCAGAACCAGAGAAAGATCCAGTAATGGAGATGATCAAGAAGTCCAACTCCGGTACGATGACGCAGGCAGAAGTCAACAAGTTCGCCAACAGTATGGAGACTGATGACAAGAGAGAAGCATTCAAACAATTTTTCTCAAAGGGGGGACCAAAATGACGTACCCATACCTACAGACAATCCAGGACATGGAAAAGCTTTTTTATTCAAGAGCTGGGAATGCATTGCTTGGGTCAACTGACTTGATAAGCCCATTCATTTCTAAGATTGATGCGCCAGTGACATCCGGAACTACCGGAGTATACAACGCTGTGTACGGAGCGCAGGCATGGGTCAATTTGAACATGGAAGCCAACACATTCGGCGTAATCCCAAAAGTACCATGGGACAGGTCCGGATGGCGATTGATCACTGCAAGAGGTCAGACGCAAGGAGAGGGTGGAGTGAGCGAGACAGCTGCACTACCTGACAGCGTAAAGCCAACATTCGCAGAGGTCACAACCCTACCCAAGACCAGCGCAGTCGTGTTCGAGAATTCTGAAAAGCAGGAATTCCTTGCAACGGACGGTGGCGATGATGCATATGCAAACATGGCAGAATTAAGGACGTACTACGCTGTGCAGCATAAGGAAGAAATCAATTACCAGATGAACGTTCAGAATGGAACTCTGGCAAGCAACAACTTCGAAAGCATCGATAGGGTGACAGGATCCTATGCGGAATTGAACAACTGCACAGAGAGCGATGAAAGCACCGGATACACGGCGAATGACCTTGACATCTACGGCCTTGACCGTGACGGTGGAGCAACAACTGCCGCAGACGCATACGTGAGCCATAATTCGAGCGTGGTGCGAACCCTGACGGATAGTATGCTGCAGACATTAATGCAAAACACCCTGACAAATGGTGCAAGCGCTGACGGACAATTCTTCCAGACAGGCTATGACACATGGTCAGCGATCAATCAGCTTTATGACGCACAGGTGAGATACAACGTCATAGGAGCTGCAACGATCCAGCCAGGAGTCAATGGAATTAAGACCCTCGAAGGACGTGGTGTGGGAACAACCGTAGCGACCGTATTCAATAAGCCACTTATTGTGAGCAAGGACACGGTAGCTGACACAGGAGGCGTAAGCCGAATATATCTCCTGGACACCAGCAACCCTGAAGGTTTTGATAACCCTCGATTGCATGTCGCTGTAGCAAAACCAACCCAGTACTTCGAAGATGGAATGAATAAAGGCACACCATTTGCTGTGGACAAATTCACTTCCAAGGGACTGTACCGGACAATGGCAGAGCTACGATGCACATTCCTCGGAGCACAGGGGAAGATAAGGGACATCAAGTCCTGATTTTTTTCTTATTTTTTTAGATATTTATAAGGAGACCAGAAAATGAAAGCCCTCGTAAGATGCAACACATTCGGTTCACTCGACTCGTATCGATACAGAGGTCCAAGCGGGACGACGTACATATTCGAGAAAGCTGCACCGACAGAAATCAGGAAAGAAGAAGACCTTAAACATTTCCTTAATAGCGGTGATGGGCAATCCTTCACAAGAATGGACACATTGAAAGAGACAGCAAAGAAAGTAGTGGATAAATTAACTGGAGAATCTGAGAAGAAGAAATTAACCTATGATCAATTGAAAGCTATGAACGCAAAAGATCAGACAGCCCTGATCAAGAAGATGGCAGGATCATATCGGAGCGTACCAAGATTAGAAGAAGACAAGATCAAGCTCATCCTTAAAATCCAGGGATGATATTGCTATATGACAAGATAGGAGGAACAAACCATGGCATTTTCATATACCACGACAAGGGTAACAGTAATCGGTAACATGCGGTTACAACTCGGAACATTTGACGCAGACTCAACCACCACTGGTGCGATCAAAACTGGAATGAGGAACATTGAATTCTCATCATTGAACAATAAGGTCAATGAAGATAAAGGCCTGATTGATGACACTACAACTGCAGGAAGCATTCTATTATCAGCATTGACAGCATCAGACACCGGACAATGGATGGCAATCGGCAAGTAAGCCGATTCCTGGAGGTCTTAAATATGTCCCTATCAAAAGCAAGCAAAATCTTCTTTATAGCAATAGCAGCAATCATGACAATAGTTATGGTGCAAGCCATCGGGACAAATCATGTCCACCTGGTAACACCTGCAGATAACACCTGGACCAACGAAGCAGATAATTACACAGCAGGCTTCACGTATTGGTGGCACGATGTGGGCGATACATCATACAGTCATGCGACATGCACATTATACATAGGACCTTCTTCAGAAAGTGGAGACATCATTTATCAGAATTATTCTCATGCACCACAGGGTGTGCAGAATCAAACTAACACCACAGTTTATATGAACGAGACAAAAGGATATATTGGTATAAGCAACCAAGGGAAAAACTATTGGACGGTTCAATGTGTCAATGATAGCGCAACCCCTACAAGCTGGTATCCCACAGTAAGGACATTATGGGTTGATGATCAAGGACCAGATACATTCACGGTCAACAACTATTCATTCACCAATAACACGCCTGCAACGACTCTAAGATTTTCAGTGACAGTAGCAGATGACAGCTTCACAGATCGAAGCACATTGGAATGTAGTATTCTTAATTCTACAGCATCAGCATTATATTCAATGAATGTGACCAATAACACGGCAACAGACGTCACAGCGACCGGACTTCCTGATATGAATTACACAAATATTTATATCACTTGCAGTGATCCTGCAGGGAATAGCAATACCTCAGAACCATACAGCATGTTCCTGGACACCACATATCCATCAAGCATAACCACTGAAAATACTTTGGCAGAAGGAACAACCACCAACGTAACACACCTAAATATCACAGCGATATTTAATGAGATAAATTTAAAGTCGGTAGTCATGGATGATGATGGAACAAACATAACCCTCACAAATAACTGCACCGTAACGAATGCAACAACATCAGAATGGACATGCAATTATAATAAGAGCGTCACGGCAAAGAAGGATAGGTATTATAACATCTGGGTCACAGATTCAGTAGATCACGTATCAGAATTTGGAAGGGTGACATACAGCATAGACAACTCATTCCCCATAGTGAGTTCTGTAAGAAATTGGACCATAACAGACAGCACTATATCATACAGATTTATTGTACAAGACACAACCCCTGAGACATGCGGTGCAAGGGTATATGCATCAGATGGCACCAACACCTATAACTCTACAGGAACTATTGAGGATATTGGATCCACATACGCAAATTGCACTGGAACTATCCCAGGATCCAGCATTGGAACAACCGGAGCATTTAAGGCAGTGTATCATGCGACAGATGCTATGTCCAATACCACAAATTCAAGCATAGCAGGAGTGATCACAAACCTTTATAGCGGATGGAACACAATCTCCTACGCAGGAAATAATCAGAGCGTGAGGGACATATGTGAAGAGATTGATGGATGCACCAGCCTGTCAGTATTTGATAACGGTGATAAGACATTCACCACATTTACGGCAAGTACCACATCGATCAATAATAACACCCAGGTAGAATCAGGCGATCCTTTCCTGGTTTATTCAAGCGCAACCAGTTATGCAATATCTGAGGATTGGGTACCATTAGATGGCACGGATACTCAGCTGGTCAACCTTTCAGTAGGTGGGTGGAATGCCATGGGCATATCCCTGGCATGCAACATATCCACAGTATGGAACACGACAAGCTATGCCAGGACAAACCTCGCATGGGAAGATACCATGAACATTACCTATGTGAGCTGGCTTAATTCAAGTTCAGATAAATTTTATACATGCAAGAAAGTACTGGGAATTTGTTCACAAACAACAGCAACACCGATAAACATCATATTACCAAAAGGATCAGCAGTATGGGTCCTAACCAATGGCAATGTGACATTAAACAGAAGCGCTCTGGCGTAGGAGGAGGAATCACCATGAAACGAATATTAACCCTAATAACCATATTAATGATGAGCATGAGCATAGTTAGTGCATTCGATTTGCCACTACCAATCAACGGTCAAGTGAGCGGACCATACGTGGCAGGCCTGGACATCAAAATCACGAATCAGCGCACAGGGATCATTATGATTCCCACCACAAACCCATCAGGACAATTCATGGCTGAATGGGCAAACAGTCCTAACAATGGTGGAGCAATTTCCAGGTACATAGGAGGGGACGTATTCACAGTAGAGATAGTCGCATGCGCAGCAGAAGCAGCATGCAAAAACATCCTATTATATGCTGGACAGCCAGAGCTATACTCCACGTTTAACGTTTCAGGGATCATTGGACCATCAGAAGAACCAGAAACTCCTCCTGCAGAAGAAGAGGAGCAGGAAACAGAAAGCAAGGTGTCAGGCAATGAAGCTGGAGATTATGCATCCGTTGACGCATTCTACGGCCAGCCAATTGATATCACAGTCGACCATAACAAGATCGATAAGCTGATTGATACAACCATAGAATTTAATGACGAGGACATAGACGTGGAAGAAGAGATCACATTCCAGGGTACTGTCAAGACCAGCATAGATGATGAGGACTATGGGACTACACCATACCTGGTTATCCAGGAAGAATCAATCGTATACCAATACAGATTCAAGGATCAGGTGGTACTAAGCGATATCAAGGAGAATGAAGAGCTCAAGATCACAATGCTTGGCATGGACCTGGAGATAGTGAAGGCCAGCGATGATAAGATAACCCTCATTTATGGTGAGAAGATTGATGTTATCGAGGGAGAGATAGTATTAATAGCTGGTAAGGATATGGTGGTGTCAGCAATTGCAGATGACAAGATCAAGATATCATACAATGGAGAAAGCGAAACCATCAGTGAGGATGATATCGAGAATATAGGTGGCATGGAATTCTATGCGACAAGCATCCTTCAAGATGATGATCAGCCGGACAGTGCCACGATCCAATACGCAGAAGATGTAATGGTGATCATCGATGACGGTGACGACTTCGAGATGTTGGGAGCAGATCCAGACATATGGTCCTGGAGGATTAACCTCGGAGCATCCCCTCAGACAATAGACATCACCAACCAGCAGGAATATAGAGAACTTGACGAAGATTATAAGCCAATCGCACCAGGACAATCTATACCTTTACCAGGAGATTACCTGAAGATTGCATTCAGCAAAGTAACGCAACCAGACACAGTGGAGCTGGAAGTGAGAATGAGGGATTCATACCTGCAGATAAAGGGTGACGAGGATACTCTCGCAGCAGGCATAGAAGAATATGATAAGGTATTCTTGGATGCAGCAGGATTCTATGATGATGACAAGGTAGCATTATCACAGGACACAATAATCGTGGTGGACACCGACTACAATCTCGAGCAAGGATCACTCATCATCGATAAGCTGAAGATTGAACTTGACATGAGCGATATTTTGTACGATGGTGAAAGTTATGCCAATGAAGATAAGACTTACATGGATTATAATGGCATGATATTTAAGGATCCAGAGAACGCTATAGATGATAAGCGTGGATTCACCATCCTGCTCCCAGAAGAGCGTCCTGAAGCGACGATCACCATTGGCGAGCCAGGAGCAGTCACAGAACCATCATCATCAATATGTGAGGATAGGAAAGAATGCGGCCCATGCCCTGAACGAGAAGCGTGCGAACCTTGCGAAGGTACAGGATTATGCCCTGTTAATGAATGCCCACCATGTCCAACGCAAGAAGCATGCCCTGAACAAACTCCATGTCAAACCGAAGAATGCCCAGAACCAGGACAAGGGATGGCAACGGCAACATGGATCATTAGCGGGATCCTTGGCATCCTGGCAGGAGTAGCAGGACTTGTACTCGGCAGATACTCATGGTATAAAGGATTTGCAGCCATGATGGACTCGAACATGAAAGAAGGCCTGGTATTATTGAAGAAGGGTCAATACTCAAAAGCTAAGGCGAAAATCGAAGCAGGATTTAAATCCCTGCAGACAGCTGTAGAGAATGCTAAAGACGGTAAATATGATTAAGGAGGATCACAATGCAAGAAGGCCTTGATATCAAAAAGGGAACGCTCATCCACGTACATGGAATGCCATTCGTTGTGGAAAAGGATGTAATGGTAGAAGGACGGCGAACCAATAACTCATATGCAGGGGTGAAATTGTAAAATGCCAGTAACACCACACCCAATCGATGTCAAAGTATATAACACTGATGTCGCAGGAACAAGCGCAGTGCAGGAAGGAGCCACATTTTTTTTAAGGAACTGCACGAAGAAGACCACATCAGATGAAGCCACCACTAATGCGAGCGGTGTGCAAATAATTGACCTTGCAAACCTTCCCATTGCAGATGGTCAAACAGTAGAATATGAAGCTGGCGATGTCGTGCTGATCATCGTGACATACGGTAATAAGCATGCAGCTGCAATATACAAAGTGACAGGCACTGATAAAAGCCAGACATTATACCTGATGGACGCACCCTACCTATCCCAGGAAGGGATCAGATTGATGAACATCGTGGCAGCCAATACCAGCGGGACTGCATACTACGCTAAGGTGTGGTCAATATCTGATGGTGAGCTTTTATGCTGGATTGAAGTCCTGGCAGGAGACACAGCAGTAGTAGACCTCGGACATTATGGCAAGCAAGGTCCATTCGTGATTGAACGTGAAAATAAAGACTTGATCGTCACAGTATCAATCAGATAGATAAGTAAGAAATCAGCAGGAGGGGGCAACCCATGGAAACAGAAGAAAACAGTAAACTTAAAGTAGCAATATTAATCCCAGCAGCAAGACAAATACCAGCCGAATTCTTAGCACACCTTCTAAAGTTATTGAATTATAGCATGGCACGATACTCGTTGGACGTGCAAGTCAATGTTAATCCACCTATTGATCGTGCCAGGAACGAGCTTGTTGAAGGGGCACTATGGAAAAACCCTGACCTTATTCTATGGCTGGACACAGACAACCTCCCACCCAAGGAAGCGATAGAGCGCATGCATAAAGTGATGGTTGACAGGAACGCTGACCTTGTGACAGGCATTTATTTCCAGAAAGGGAAACCATACCAGCCAGTGATCAGGGAATACAAGCATGGAGGATTCTGGGTTATTCAAAACCCCACGCTGGGAAGCATTATCAAGATTGATGGGTGCGGTTTTGGATGTTGCCTGATGAAGCCGGAAGTATTCAAGGAGATCCCAAAGCCATGGTTTAAATACAGTTACGAGAAATGGGCGCAGCAAGATATCCAGATGGCAGAAGATTTATATCTATGCAGAAGCATGATGCAGGCAGGCAAGACCATGCTCTGCGATAGCGGATTGATAGCCCCACATTTAGGGGCAGCAGTGGATGGCTGGGACTTCTTAGCCTTGCAGGATCATAGGGCAGATTCATTAAAAAATAGGGACGAGATCGTATCCGACCTGGTGGACTTCACGAAGAAACCTCTGGAGATGATAGAGCATAGCCTACTTAACCCAACCGAGATCATAGCAGCAGAATGGATATCTGAGGTAAAAGAGGGTGGCACGGATCCCAAGGAATTCTACTCTACAACTGATGCATACCTTTATGACCTTGCGAAGGGTCATATAGAAGTCATGCGTCAACACGATTTGGAGCTCCTGGAGGGACTTAAGCGAGCATTCCATAACAAGCCACCGGAAGAGCTGAAGGTGCTGGATTATGGCGCAGGAATAGGACAAAATAGCATCCTAATGACCAGGGAAGGATATAACGTCACCATGGCAGACATAGCGAGTAAAACCCTCGATTTTGCTGAATTTAGGGCAAACAAGCACCACCTGGACATAGCATCCTGGACAATTGACGTAATGGATCCACCGCAAAAGAAATTCGATGTCGTGCTGATGATTGAGGTAATTGAACACCTGGATCCAGAACAACTTCAAGCTGCAGTGGACAACATCAGAAAAGTAATCCATAAAGATACAATCCTGCACTACACAGCCAGCTGGGGCAATACACCATTCCATCCAATGCACCTTGACCAGACACAGCAACATAAAGAGATAATGGAAAAGTTTATTAAGGAATTCAGGCAATTATGATACCATGACAGTGACCTATTGCACATCAACCCAGGTTGCACAATTCTTGATGCGGAATGAATTTGATACTGACACCAACCCTACAGACACCGTGGTGGAAGATGTCATTAATCGGAAAGAGGATTTTATAGATCAACAGACAGGGCATGCCTGGCGTACCAGGAAATCTGGGACGCAAAGCGGGCAAGAGGATACTGCCAATTATGAATCATATGATGCAGATTTTTTCTATGAGTATCAATCTGGAAGACCCATATACCTGTTTAACAGAAAACTCAAGACATTATCAGCAACCGATGGTGACGCATTAGAGTTATGGAACGGTAGCGAATGGGAGGATTGGATTGCAGATCGTACTGAAGGCCGTGATGAAGATTTCTGGTTGGAATACAACTCCGGCATGTTATTCATCAAAAGGTTATGGGGGGTAAGGAAATCCATGGCATTAAGAATCAAATACCGTTTTGGTGAAGATACAGTGAACAGGGTAGTTGAAGATTTATGTATCAAGCTCACAGCGATAGACCTTCTAATGACTCACGATCGATCAGCCATTATACCTGAAGGTGGCGCAGGAGTGCCAATAATTGAGAAGATCAGGTACTGGCAAGATGAATGCGATAAGATGCTGCAATCACTTCGTGAATTTAAAGTCCCAGCTTTGCACTTATAGGGCAAACCAGGGATTCCTTCTCCTCGGGCATGAATAACCACATGCCCGAGACCAATAACCTTAAATATAAGGCTGACCATGATATAGATAGACGGAGCCGAACCTCGTCGGTCTGTACAAAGAGAGGACTCCAAACATGCCAGTAACACCCTACCCTATAGATGGAATAGTTTATAACACAGATGGAATCACCGTTGTAAACGGAGCTACCGTCAGACTTCTTAATCAGCGCACCGGAGGCATAGCATCAGGAACGTCAAACTCATCAGGAGTATTTTTAATCGACCTTGCCAACGCCAGCGGTGATGATTACAATAACGCAGATGATATCACAGTGGAAGCGGTGAGCGGGAATAAGATCAAGCAGTACCAGACAACCGTTGACACAATCGAAGGCAAGGAAGAGAATGTCAGCCTGACGCTTGAATACAACGATCCCATGGCATTGATGGTAGATTTTTTTAATGGCAGATGGAACAAGGCAAACACCGATGTAATAAAGCCGAGCATCCAAGCAATATATAACCTCCAAGGCCTGGACTGGGCAAACTCTGATTATGTTCTACTATACGCAGTCGATGCGCAATACAGGGCAGTAGGCCTTGGTGGGACAGATTGGGAAGATAAGCCCATGATCAGTGTGGATATTAGAACCACATACAAGAAAGCAGAGGTAGCACAGGTAAGAGCGCACCTGGCCAAGCTGCAGACAGAAGCGTACAGGATTATCAAGTTGAAGGTGGATCCTGCTAACAATTTCTTATTACTTCTCCCAATGAGATCCCGAGATTTTACAGACAAGATGTCTGGCATTGGACGAGTGGTCATCGATTGCCAGCTCACCAGGTGGGCAGCATGAGCAAGAAATGCGATAAATGTAAAGGTACAGGGGGAGTGGAACGATCAGGAATATTCACACAGTGCGATTATTGTGACGGTACCGGAGAGGTGGACACAAATGGAACTTAATGAATTATTGGAAGATATCCAGAGAAAGGAAGGATCAGCAATGGACTTCTACAGCCTACGATCAGAAATTATCAGACACCTGCAGAACACCAAGAAAGGGGGTAGGACCAGATGACTACTCCCACAGCGATATCATGGTTGAAGTACGGCTGGGAAACAACATTCGCAACCGTGACAACAAACTTCGATAAGCAATTCGGTAGGGACGTTAGGATAGGCAGCCTTACCAGGAGAAATAATGTACAAAGAATGTACAGCTGTGGATATAGGAACGCCCAGGTGCTGCAACCTTTGAAATTTGAAGGCATGAAAGTCATCGAATGCGCACTGGCGAACCCCTGGGCATTTAAGGGGATCCTGGGAGCATCAGCCACAACCGGAGCAGGACCGTACACTCACACCTTCACGGAGGCTGACGCATTAACATCATTCAGCATTGAGAACAACATCCCAACCGATACAGCGAGCGTGGCCAAGCTCCTTGGGTGCGCATTTAAAAGCATAACATTGTCAAACAATGTTGGCGAAGTATCCAGGATGAGACTGACCGTCCCATTTGCAAACGAGACTCACGGCAGCACAACCAGCGCAAAGGTGGCAGAGACATTCGCCCCGATGGTGTTCAGTCATGGAACTATCGAGTTGCCAAATGGAACAACGCTTAGTAGATTGCAATCGGTGGACCTCACCATAAACATGAACGTGCAATATTTATGGGGTGGTGGATCCAGGTTCGCATCAGCAGGTGTAGGACTCGCAAGAGAATATAGTGTTAACATTACCAAGACTTATGAAGGTGTGACAGACCTCCTTCATAAGTTATACGGTGGCGCAACCGGACCAGTGGTAGCACCAGCAGAGACAGCAACCATGGAACTGGTATGGGACAACGGTCTGACCGGAACGAGTCAACGTCAGATATCTGCATTATTTACCGGAGTGCAATTGGATGAGCATAACATGCCCCAGGACCCCACAGCAGTCATCATGGAGAGCGCACCCTTAATGATGCGATCATTGGGAGTGACAGCAATAAATAACACATCAGCAGTACCATAGAGCGAGGAGGATATATCATGACACAGAAAACAGTAAAGATTGATTACAAGGGTAAGCAGGAAGAAGTCACTATCAGGAAGATGGGATGGGCAGAGAAGAATGACCTGATGGAACGTAACACCGAAACGATCCAAGAAGGGAAGAAATCCAAGATTACCATGCACCCATTCAAAATTCGGAATGAGGCATTCAAGGCATGCTATGTGACAGGACCGTTCAGTATAGCGCACATGGAAAGCGAGACTGACGATGAATCCATGCGAGCCTTTGAATTTTTATACCAAGAGATCGAGAAGTATAATAAGATATCTGAAGAGACAAAAAAAAAATTAGAGAAGCCGCCAGCAACGGAACAAAAGACCCAACAGTAACAAAGTACATAGCATATTACAACTTCGCAAGGAAATTCGGATTCACTCCTGAACAGGTTGATAAGATGGATCATGAAATGGTTGAAGCATTCAGTATAATACTACAAGAAAAGGAAGAGAACTCTGATGGAATTGAATGGGAAAATGTTGAGGATGCACCATAATGGCTGAAGTATTCGGGATGGAAGTTAATATGAAGTTGATTCCTGACAACCTGGACGATTTTGTTAAGCAGGTCGAAGGCAGTGTCAAAAATATCAGGGCCAATGTTACAGCTCAAGTAGGTTCCATGGTGAGCGGTATGCAGAGCGGAGCATTCGGTACAGGATCAGGCGCAGAAGGCATAGCAGGAATCGTGGGCAAGATGACTGGTGCGACACGACTCATAACAGAAGCAATCAAGCCCATCACCGATACAATAAAAAGAATATTTAGTCTAATAGAGAACAGCAGCCCATACCTTAAAGGCATAATGGGTATTTTTGAGAGAGCAACTATGTACTTCTTCAAACCATTTGGAGATTTCCTTGCAACATTATTAAAGCCCCTGGCTATTACATTATTAAAGGCATCAACATCCTGGATGCAAATGTTCAGGAAAACCACACCTGAAGAAAAACCAGCAGAAGGTGCAGCATTAGGATCCTCTGAACAGGGAGAAGAAATAGCGAAAAACATAGCAGCAGCATTTAAAGGTGTTTTCGATTTAGGTGTTTGGCTGGGAGACAACCTGGCAGAATTTGTCATTGGCACATTTAACTTCGGAGTATGGCTGGGTGATCAACTTGCTGAATTCTTGATAGGAGCATTCAACCTCGGAGTATGGCTGGGCGAGAAGATAGCAGAATACATAACCGGAGATTTTGATATCGGGGAATGGCTCGGTGACAACTTTGGGGAATTCTTCGAAAATCTATTTGATATCGGGGAATGGCTCGGTGACAAAATAGCTGAGTATATAACCGGAACATTTGACATTGGGCAATGGCTCGGTGATCAATTCTGGAGCTTCATAACAGGATCCTTCGATTTTGGTACATGGCTGATAGATCACATATGGGACTTTTTAACAGGGAAATCCAAGAACGCTCTGCCATATTTTGATGAACCCTACCCTCCTAAACAATCAGGCACAGACTTTGTCCAAGAGACCGGATTGTATCAATTGCATAGAGGGGAAAAAGTGGTCAGTGCTGGAACCCCGAAAACCACTGAATCCAAGATCATACAATTCAGCCCACAGATAACAGTGCAAGGAGGCATAAGGAGCGATGTAGACATAGATAGCATCATGAACCGGATGTCCAGGAGAGCAGAGACTTTAATGAGATCACAGGCGATGCCATTATGACAGATAAAATAGGAGAGATGCAACGCAGCATAGACACAAAACTGAACATCATAATGAGCAAGATTGACCGGATGGATAACAGGATAAGGGAACTTAGCAGAAAGAATTTAATGAGACCAAAGGGATAATGACGAACACCACAATATCAGGCATAGTGCTGGACGGTGATGGAAACACCGTCATCGATGACAACACCTGCAACAAGGAAGCGATCCTATCCCCATTACCCTTATACACAGAAGATTCAGACGGTACGGACGTCTTCGACTTCGGTGGAGTTATCAAGACCATAACTCTTACAGGTACAATAAAGGGTGTTAACAGAGATGCAGTAAAGGATTTTATCGATAGCATAGAATTATTGATCCAGGGTCACCAGGACACTGACGCAGGATACCCCTTGATACTTGTGGACGATTTAAGGGGCACAATAAAAGTTAAAGTCCAGAGCCTAAATTCAAGCCAGATAGGTGGACAACCAATAAAGGCGTCCTGGACATTAAAACTTATTGAATCCAGTGATAACTCATGATGAAATGGCCGACAACGTCAATGTATTCAATATAGGAATCATTATCATAGTGGTTGCGTTATTCGGTGCCACAACGGTGATGTGGGAATTCTCCAAGGAAGATACAACGCTTAGAAGGGATGGCATCATAATCGCTGAAGAGCGATGGATAATTGAAGCGCAGCGCACCTACATCAATAAAGACAGCTGGTACGATCGTAACATCAAATGTCCCAGGATCATAGCAAATGGTGGAAAAGAGACAGCAACCAGGTGTTACTATCCATCTAATTATTATGAGCAATTAAGCCGATCCCTGATAAGCACAGATATCGAGATAAAGAATTCTACAGATTCGTTTAATGTGATCAAAGAGGTTCCTTTTTATCAGTACGGCACCAGAGGATCCTACGCAGGAAAACTTAACGAGGATATGCTATTCAATAAAACAAGCGATGATATAGAGAAAACCCCTGAATCTTACATCACCACATGGGACCCAAAGGATAATAGGCAATATAGGATGGTTTGGAGGGTTGACAAATTGAAGGATCAACCGCTGCCAGATGGCGAATACACACAATGCGTGTACAAAGCTCGGTACATAACCATAAATCTCAAGGAAAGCTGCAAACATCTGGACAAAGCCTTGGTGGATGGATCAAGGATCCAATTCTTTTTTAAGGCAGCAAGAGGTGATCAAAAACACGACATAGTATTCGTGGATCCTCATAGAGATATCAATGATGAAATCTTAATAACATCCACAAACAAGATACTATTCAATGCATCATTCCCAGCAAGAATCCTATTTAGTAAGGCAATCCTGAAGATCAATGCAACATACGACAACTTCACGTATGATGACTTTGAGGACGGAGTAATGGATACGATCTTATGGGGATCATCCACTTATGGGGATTGTAGCCCTGTATCTGCAGGGGTAGTAGTAGAACAGAATGGGGAACTTTCAGCATATGCAAATTGTGTGAGTAACCAGAATCAAGGTTCAAACTTCTGGTATCTTGATGATATTAGAGGAAAATTTTCAAGGATTGAATTCGACATATCAAACCCACAAAGGACCACGCCGACCAATCTGCAATCATTCTCTATATGTATGTACAATAAATCAACTCCTCCCCTTCTTACAGCTGACTGTCCTGATCAGTATTTAATAATAAATGGGGATTATAATGGAGATGCCCAACCAAAAAGGGATCATATGAACGTTAGCTTAATATGTCACCCTAACCTTACAATAGACATTTATCTTGGTGAAGAACTAAATAAATCGATGGATGCAAGCGGTACAAACTTCTCGAATTGGTATTTAATGTTTAGGGCTGAATCATCAAATGGGAATAATTATGCATACATGAACATTTCAAATTTTAATATCACAAGACCGTACCCTCACAACATAAGCATTAAAATAAATGGGAGCATTATAACCAAACCAGGAAGAAGACCCAATGTAACAACAATAAATGTCACCGGAGCACTTAATAATTATAGCGCAGTATGCACCCCATCTGGGGATAATTGCACTATCCCTATTTATTTCAACAACTCAATACTACCCTTATACATAGAATATAGTTTTTTCATGAATTATACAAACATAACCCCTATGGGGAACTGCACATTCAATGATGCCAGGAGTGAGACATTCTATGAATACGGAACAATCATGAAAATCGAATGCAATGTTACATCTCAAATATTGGTGGATCATGATGCGGAGAATTTCACAGTGCAAGCAGGAGTACCCTATAACTATACAATAGACCTCCTGAGAAGAAGAACAGATAATGAATCAATGACAACAGGGAATATCAATAGTACCCTGAACGCCACAATCCTACTGAACGAAAGATATGACGTGACAAGCGCAACCATTGATATTATTGGAAATTTGAGCAATGGAGAATACCCTCATAACCTAACAATTATCATAGGCAATGATACCCAGACATTCTTGGGAGAGATAGTGGGGAGCGAATCATATTATTATAAGCATGCCTGCACGCAAGGATCGGAAGTGGAATCTTGCAACATCACGATGGGATCGCCAGGATCCAAATTATTCTATATCAACGTAAGTCCAGCAACCGTGAAGAGCGATAATAACCTGACAGCGATAAATTACACCTTCAGCATAAGTGGATTCCAGATTGATAAAGAAAACTCTATGGATTATACCATGTACTTCAATGATACCAATAGCACTACCAACAAACTTAACATATCAACAGCTGCAGTACCATTATACATTTATGATAATTTCCAAGATAATAAGAGCAGCTCAAGATCATGGGATCAATGGAGCGTAACAGGAGGAGATGCAAGCTGGAATTATAACATCTCAGAGGGTGGGGATAGATATAAAGATGGATACTTTGAGACCTGGTGCTCCGCAAGAACAGGTCTATCCAAATATTATTGTGGTGAAATCCCATTATACATCACAAGCACTGACCTTGATATCAGAGATCATACTTTATTTAATATTGATTATTCCATAGAAACCTACGCATTACCAGTAGGATCTGATTGTTATGTATTTGCGAAGGGAGCATTATATTTATACGATGGGGCGACAACGGTAGAAATAACTGGAGCCACAGTAAGATCCAATATCACTATAAAGAATGTCCCAATATCCAGCCAAAATTGGGAAGTATACAGGAATGATGCATACTTAAATAGCATATCAACATCCAACCTTAATGCAAATTCAGAATGGCAATTAAGATACTACGCAGCCACGTCTAAATCAGGAGCATGTTATTCAAGCAATCAGCACGCAGTATTCATCAAGATTTATAATGTGGAGCTCGGAGGAACCGCTTTAAATTTAAGCACACATAATATTAACTATTCATCCAATGCTACCACAATAACTGACATTTTATACACAGCCACCACAAACATAACTGCAGCTACAATATCATCAGCAGAAATCTATGAGCCAGATGGCACAAACGTATTCTTCGATATCAGTAATGACGCTGGAATGAATTGGTCCAGGGCAGACGTTGGAGTAAGAACTGTACTATACGATCAAGGGGGCCAAAGGACAAATCTTATGGTAAGAATCAATATGACCACTGAGGATGCAACGATAAGCCCCAATGTCAAGCAATTCCAGGTGATCATATCTCCAGGTGCTGCAGCCAATATCACCATAGACATTGGTAATGATGGCACAAATGACTGCACAATAGAAGAGGAACTTAATGCAAGCTCATCACCCCAGAACTGCACAGTAGATCAAAATACAATAACTGATTATATAGGTGAGAACTGCGAAGGAATGATCACATGCAACATCCAAAATAAGATAGCAGTAGGATCCACTGGTGGGACTATGATGCTTCATAACACCAATATCACAAGCAGCATCAATCCAATAGAAATAGATAGCGCATACGTGGACAAAAGGAACAATACAGGAATTAAAGCTATATTCAGCGGTGGCAAAGCATACTATAAAAACATAAAATTCGATTATCAAGGATCGCACAACCTGTCAATGTCAATATATTGGCTGGGAGAAGATAAACAAATAGCCAACTTCCATGTGAGGTATAGCAATTTTAATCTATCATACCCATCAAGCATTTATTATTATGACGTTTTGCCTGCAGGCAGACAATCTCAGAACGTAAGCCCCAGGGGACAGAAAAATGATACTCCAATGATCACCATCCGAGCGATTGATACTGACAGCCCATTCGATTTATATGTACGCAGCAATGCCACGATCAATGAGACCGTTAATATCAGCATAGCGTCATCATACGATTCAAATGCAGGCATAATCCTTAACGATTCAGCTCAGAAGGTATGCAGCACCATCAATCCAGGGGGCAACTGCACAATGTGGAACTTTTGGGATTTTGGGTTAATGACATACAGGTTCTACCATCCATGGTTTTATTATAGCGCAATATGCAGCGACTGCGTGATAACGGAAGAGTTTTATAATACCAATATCCTGGTGGACTAAATGCCAGCACGAAGAGATCAAATGTTCGTATGGATACCTAAGCCAATAAATAGCCATCCAAAGGTAACCATTGCAGACACAGACTACACATCAGTCGTTCATGAGTCAGAATTCACACGGCAAACTTACATAGGAATAGGGACTTGTTATCTGAAGATCAAGAACTCAGGAGGCAGATTTAATAACACATTCTCAGAAGGTCAGACAATCAAATATTATTATGATAACACTGACGGCACCACATTGAAATTCCAAGGCAGAATAGATTATCCTCAAGATGTTATCGATAAGGACGGTCAATGGATCATAATTGAGGGCAGGCATCGTGCATATTCCCTGCAGAAATTAAGTTTGATGAGGATGACTGCAGCAGATCCGGCAGATATCCTGACAGAGATGTTCTCAAGATTTACGAGCGGGTTCGATACCAGCGAGATTACAGCCACTAACCTATCCATAGACGTTGAATGGGAATACAAGCCATTCATGGAATGCGTGATGGAACTATGCGAGAAAATAGGGTACGATTTTTATATTGATGATGATTTAAAAATTTCATTTTTCAAGCAAGGCAGCATAACAAATTCTGATGAGGCAATAGTAGAAGGTCAGAATTATCTCGGGACAGGAGAGCATGGCAAGGACGACTTCTACCAGCGCACCAGGGCAACCGTTATTGGCAAGGATGATGCTGGGATGATCATCATCTACACAGCCAAATCCGACACAGAAGGAACTGATATCAGGGAAGATATATTTAAGGATTACACAGCCAATACGATGCAGAAGGTCCAGGACCTGGCAGAATCCAAACTTAAACAGCTTCAGATCCTGGACAGTCAAGCCACGTTTAAATCCAGGATGCTTGAGATATGCAACCCTGGAGATATGCTGTGGACAGTGGTATTCAGGCAGAACATCCATGCGCAGTACAGGGTAATGAGGGTGACAGACAAATTCGGATCAGCAATACCGTATGGCTGCCAAAGTGAGGTATTGGTTAATAAGGAGATCCTGCGTGACCAGGAGATACTGCGAAACACCATGCTGCAGCAGAACAAAATAAGCCCTGCAGACAACATCAACAAATTACTATACAGCTATAACTTCGATTATAATGATGATGAAAACACCCTGCTGCACGATCAAACCAGGATAAGCGATGGGAAGCTTATGTTAAAATCTGATCAATTCAGTACAGGCACCTGGACCAGCGATACCTTGACAGTGGATGATGACTTAACAGAGGTAGAGCTGAAATACATAGGGAAAGACCTGGATGCCAGCACGATTGAGTACACGCTGGATGGTGGTGGCAGCTGGAGCATCATCCCAAATCGAAGAGTTTTAATATCGGTAGGTGACAGTGATCCTGCGCAGAGCGGGAAGAAGATAGCAGTTCGTGTCAATTTCACCAAGAACGATGCTAACCAATGGCCAGAGATCGATTCCCTGGCTCTGTGTTACAATAAATAATATTTAGGGAGGAAACACCATGGCAAATACAAACATCGATGCAGGCAACGATTATAGCTTCTGGCAAGGAGTATGGAAGACAATCAAGAACGCATTATACTTCTTGACCCCTGCAATCATCGCAACAGCAACATCACATCCAGAAATCACCTGGCTTGGACCAGTTGCATACTTCGTGAAGAATTTCATGGAGAATAAAGATAATTAAGGTTGGGCATAGGCAGCTACCCGAAGACAGGGATCATCGGACCACCATTCCCTCCCTGGACGCATATAGGACGACCACCTTTATAAAGTTTTCTCATATTAATGAACTTTTAAGTATTTCCAGCATTACTTAACAATTAATTAATTTTAGATATTATTTAATTATTCATTAATTTCCGAACCCCCCTTGACTTCCAGTGGAACTCAAAAATACCCAAATGAGGCCCTCTCCAATTAATTACCGTACATTAATTAATAATAGACTACATATATATAGATTTTATATAGAGCAGAAATTATTTAACTATTCATTAATTTCAGAATAGAAACTTTTTTAAATGACTGCCACCCATAACACCCTGACAGAATATGTACAGACAGAACAGAACCTACAAGATCCAGCTGAAAAGGGCAGACCAGCATGGAAAGCATATCCAGTACACAGCCCGTATTATTTCTGAGGATGATCATGATTTGCAGATCATGACGAAGTACGAAGAAGAGATAATTCTTAATAAAGAGCAGATCAGGCAGAGTAAACTTCTTCCAGAGGATCCATCATGAAAAACAAGCAGACTTCTATTTTCATTTATGAGGAGATTGTCGAGCACGCTAAGAATAATCCCAGCTTAAAGAACCTTTCTAAATGGGTGAACGACCGCTACCCAGCAGAATTCATGAACGTTGAGAATGAACAGAAGAAGCTGGAGAACCTTGAAGCAGAGGCAGAGATGTGCCGGAAGCGCATTGAATCAATGAAAGCCATGGGCAGCGCACCATTAAGCGAGATCCAGATGAAATGGATGAAGGAAGAAGGTATCCCCAGGAGCGCACGATACACAACAGATGGTGTGAGGAAATACTTTAATACAATTTTCCAGATGGAGATTGGACTGCGGCAATTCCAGAACATACTGAACAAAGTCAAGGAGGAAGGATAATAATGAAAGAATCAGACTTTTTGAAGGGACACACAAGTATTGAAGAAGATGATATCCATTGCTTTGATGATGCAGATACTCCCAATGATGGGTGTTGGGGATGCACCCTTGAGAAGATCCATGCGACCCAGATAGATAAGACGATTTTAGATAAAGCAATAATCAAATGCACAATGAAAGATGGTGTTCATGGGGATACAAATGACACACTATATCCTGACCAATTAAAAAAGGAGTTGGGGATAGAATGAACCAAGAAGACTATGATGCGGAACATCCTGGATTGAAATCATTATCCAAAACAGCAAATTATCTTGCATATCGAAATGCTTGGGACAAGATACACGAAACACAGATAGATAAGGAGAAGCTGATAAAATTAATCAAAATTGGGATAACCAACGCTGAAAAACAATATAAGAAATCAGCAAGGATTAAAGATCAAATATCTCAATCAGTGCAAAGGGGAGTCATATATGCATATGAGTCATTAATAGAGGAGCTGAAGTTATAATGGAAATATTAAATTTCACATGCAAAGAGTGGAGGGGTGACTGATGTTTTTAGAGCAGGTTTTTATGCAGATCATAGACTGGATCCTTTCCTATAACGTACTGAAAGCAGTTATAGGATTAGCATGTTTAAAATATATAATATTTGATTGGAGGTAGGATTATGGTGGAAACTGACATTGAACAACTGAGAGAAACTCTGACAAAAGCATCAAAAGACCTATGGAAAGAAATGCATATGGGGCAGAACGAGAGAATGGAAAGATTACTCGAGAAGATGATGACTCATCTGCAGGAAGCCGAGATGTGGGCAGGAAAAGTTATGGCTATGGAAATAAAAGATAGAGAAAATAGGAAGAATATAATGAAAAGGGATTAGA